CAACGAAGGGGATTTGATATATTTTCCACTTGGCGATAGATTGTTTGAAATTAAGTATGTAGAGCATGAAAAACCATTTTACCAACTTCAGAAAAATTATGTCTATCAATTAACTTGTGAACTATTCAGATATGAAGATGAAGTTATTGCCACTGACATAGAAGAAATTGATGATAATATCCAGGATCAAGGATACAATATAACTTTGACCATGGTTGGCACTGCATCAACTGCAACAGCAATTGCCGGAATTGTTAATGGTGGAGTTAGATCAATATCAATAACAAACAGGGGTGATAATTATACCTCACCCCCAAGAGTTGCATTTTCTGCTGCACCTTCTGGTGGAATAACAGCGATAGGAATTGCAACCATGATAACTGGTCTTGTTGATTGTAAAGGAATTGTTGATGATCAAAAAGTCCAGGGAGTTGAAATAGTTAATGCAGGGGCCGGATATACAATTGCCCCCACAATTGCATTTATAGGTGGCGAGGGTTCTGGTGCAAAGGCTACTGCTGTTATTGGAGATGGTATAGTTGGTATAGTTACTGTCACCTCTGGTGGAGATGGATATCATACTGCACCTACAGTAACATTTAGTGGACCTGATGGAATAGGATCTACAGCTACTGGAACTGCGGTTATTAATTCTGCAGGTATTGTTACATCTATTAGAATTATAGATGCTGGCATTGGTTATACAGATGCTCCTACAATTACTATTTCTGATCCATTATTTGGAAATACAGGTTCTTTCCAATACAATGAAGTTGTAACTGGTTCTAGTAGCAGTACCACTGCATATGTCAATTCATGGGATGCTACTACCAATATATTAGAACTTAAGATTGTGTCTGGATCTTTTGTTGCAGGAGAAACATTAGTTGGATCTACAAGTGGGGCAAGTAGATCAATAAGAACTTTAACCAGAGATGATATCATTGATCCATATGCTGATAATGATACTATAGAATTAGAAGCTGATTCTATTCTTGATTTTAGTGAGAAAAATCCATTTGGCACCCCATAAATAATATTAATAATTTTGTTAAATAAAATACAATAAGATTTTACCATGTTTGAATACTTTTACCACGAAATATTAAGAAAGACATTAATATCTTTCGGAACATTGTTTAATGGAATCGTCATAAAGCACTCTGATAGCGATTCAAATACTACTAGTGAGGTAAAAGTTCCATTGGCATATGGTCCAATGCAGAAGTTTTTAGCAAGACTAGAGCAATCTGCCGATCTGAATAAATCAACACAGATCAGTTTGCCAAGAATGTCTTTTGAATTTATTGGATTAAATTATGATTCCACAAGAAAAGTTACAACAACACAAACTTTTTTATTAGGATCTGGTGGAGCAGAAAAAAAGGCATATATGCCAGTTCCATATAATATGGAATTTGAACTTAATATTATGACAAAATTAAATGATGATATGCTTCAAATTGTGGAGCAGATTTTACCATATTTTCAACCATCATATAATTTAACAGTAAATCTTCTTTCAGAAATTTCCGAGAAAAAAGATATACCGATAATACTTGATAGTATTACTATGAATGATGATTATGAAGGAGATTTTTCTACTAGGAGAGCATTAATTTATACACTTAGATTTACTGCAAAAACATATTTGTTTGGACCAGTTTCTTCTGCTTCTGACGATATTATCAAAAAAGTTTCTGTTGGTTATGTTGCTGGTGGTAGAGACGGAAAAACGGTCGAAAGAGATGTTTCTTATTCTGCGGAACCAAGAGCAATTAAAAATTATGACGGTGTAACACTCACAACACTTTCAGAAGACATTACCGAATCTGCAACTTTAATTAATGTTGCAGATGCCTCTTCAATTTCTAAAGGATATATTGTCATTGACGAAGAATCAATATATGTCAGTAAAATTGCTGGAAATCAACTCACTGTTGATCGTGGGCAAGATGGAACTACTGCAGCAATACATGTTTCTGGATCTAATGTAGGGACGATTACATCATCCGATAACGCACTTATTCCTATTGGAGATGATTTTGGATTTGATGGCGTATTCTCATGAAAATGACTAAAAAATTTGATGATTTAAATGAAACATTCAACGTATCTGATGATTTTATTCAACCCAAAGTTGAAGTATCTCCGATTCAGAAGGTAGAGAATGAAAAAATATCACCGGACGATATAAAAAAAGACTATGAATATACAAGGGGAAATTTATATTCTCTTATAGAAAAAGGTCAAGAAGCTATCAATGGTATTTTAGAACTTGCACAAGAAAGTGAGATGCCAAGGGCATATGAAGTAGCTGGTCAGTTAATTAAGAATGTTGCTGATGCAACTGACAAGTTAATGGAACTCCAGAAGAAGTTGAAGGATGTTGAGGAAGAAAAGCAAGTAAAAGGACCATCAACAGTCAATAATGCTTTGTTTGTTGGTTCAACTGCAGATCTAGCAAAACTCTTAAAGAAGGGGTTACCTGAAGATGAAAACATTTAGGCAGTTCCAAGAGAGTTGGAGTAATAAATATAAACGAACTATTGATTGCTCAAACCCAAAAGGATTTTCACAAAAGGCACATTGTGCCGCCAGAAAAAAAAGGGCAGAAGGTGAGGAAACAAAATCTAAACCAGTGGAATGAATTCAAACAAAAATTTATTTAAGTGGTCAGTTTTAAGTGTGGGCGGCATTGTTGCTATTGCACATATTGGAGTTCTTGGACATCTTCTTAAAAAAGAACCACCAATTCAATCAGTTCAATCAGCACCTACAATCAACTTACCTAGAGGTCCTTATTCTTCTTACCGCATCAAAGCAGGAAAAGATGGGTATGAAATTGAGTATCGTGCAAATGATCCTAAAATTTTAGAATCGGAAAGATCTCTTGATTTGGATAAAGAAAGGAGAGGTCTTTTTGGTGGAGGAACTGAAAGACGTACAGAGTATCGTCGTGACCAGTATACCATGGAAGGCACCCGTAATATGGGGTCAGGAGGTGCCGTAGCAGACGGTGAGGGAAAGAGTGCAAAAGACATAGAGTGTTTGATCGCGGACGCTGGAGCACGGTCACAAGGTGCAATGGCAGGTAGTGCTATCACCGCTGGAGTCGTAGTTCCTGCAGTGATGAACATTCCTTACATTGGATGGTTAGCAGCAGGATGGGCATCTTTATTGGGGCAGAATATTGGATCTGAAGTTGGTTCAGAAGTTGGTTCAGTGTTTAACGATTGCTAAATAATAAGAGAACTATTTTTTATTCATGAAAAACGGCAAATGCCCATCTGGTGAATATTATTGCTATACAGATAAAAAATGTAAGTCCATACCCAAAGGATTCATGGTCGATCCAGAAGGAATGCTCCGTAAGGAGAATGGACACACTGTGGATGAATCCAATAAGAGTGGTGATAGTTCTTTGCATGACTGGTTTGGTAAAAGTAAATCCAGCGATGGTAAACCTGGTTGGGTTCAACTTGGTGGAAAATATGCAGGAAAACCTTGCGCAAAACAACCAGGACAAACCACTAAACCAAAATGCGGTTCTAGCAAAATGAAACGCAATCTCTCTAAGGATGAAGAAGAGAGAGCATTCCGTCGCAAGAATCGTCAAGATCCAAATTCAAATAGAAAAGGAAAGGCAATTAACGTGGCAACTGAGGAAACTAAAAAAGACCATGAGTTTTCCATGGCACGTTCTGAATTGTCAACTATTAAAAATGCTGTAAATAGGTTGAACAAGAAAATGGGTAAGAAAGGTGAAGGAGAACTGAAAGCCTGGGTTCAGTCTAAAATTACAAAAGCAGCAGACTACATTGATACTGCAGCAGACTATGTTACTAATGAAGCAGCAGGTGAAAAAGATGCTTGCTACCATAAAGTAAAGTCTCGTTATAAAGTTTGGCCAAGTGCATATGCGTCAGGAGCACTAGTCAAGTGTCGTAAAAAAGGTGCATCCAATTGGGGCAACTCAACAAAGAAAGAATCAGTCTCGATT